ATTTGGGAACCTAACTAGCATGAGGTTCACAGGCGAACCTGGAACTTATTGTTTCAACTCTGATTTTAATTTGGCAGTGACGTATCTCCGCCACGACATCCCCGCTGACGTTGCCGTTTTCATTTCTGGAGACGACTCTCTTATTGATGCCGTTCTTCCCCTTCGGTCCCAGTGGGCATTGATCTCAAAATACTTTACCAAACTTCAGTTTAAACTTGTTGAAAGCAATTACGGTAGTTTTTGCGGTTACTATGTTTCCCATGTTGGTGCAGTTCGTGGACCACGAACTCTGTTTTTCAAGTTGATGCTAGCACATGCTGATCATTCTATTCCTGAGAAACTAGCGTCTTACATAACAGAATTCAATGTTGGTCATTCATTAGGCGATGCCCTCTGGGATTGTATTGATCCTTCTGAAGCGATTTATCAAGCAGGCTGCTTCGACTTTTTCTGCCGAGAGTCACCTCGCTCTCTTAAAGTTGCTCTCAAAGTCGGACCCCTCTCAGAGAATGATATTCAACAAATGAGCAAAGGATTCCCAGATTTTCATTACACACTGTTTAATCAATTACCCCACAAATTGCGGCGTTTGTATGCCTCTCTTGGACGAAAGCCCCGTATAAGCCTATAATTGCTTATTTTGTTTCAATATGGACACTGTCAATGCAACAACATCAACTTCAACCACATCCGCCCTTGTCCCTTCTCAACCGAGTGTGTCTTCGGCTGTTTCCGCCCCGACCTCGGTACTTGGTCACCTTAACCCCGGCCTCGAATGGAGTGGTCGTTACGTGTTCAGCGCCATCACCGCCGCGGGTGTCCTTCCTACGTCACACACGCCCAGCTCGCACACGAAGGTCGTCGACAGGGCAAGCATGTTCCAGCTTGCCGAGTTCACGCATCTTGAAGCGATCTTCATCCCTGCCCCCGGCTTACTCGGACACTCTGCTCGGTTCACAGCAGTCTGGCTCCCAGCAGGTACTTCCCCGGCTTCGGAAAGTGCCATGCGTTCGTTTCCCGGAGCCATCACTTATACTGCCGGTGGACCAGCCCTCCTGGCGACGCAGATCCGGGTTCCTTGCCCCCTTTCCGCTGGACTGAATGGTCAGTTTCGAGGACCTACTACCTTGAACTATCAACCCGTCCTTTGGGTCGCTGCCACCACCTCCTCTGTCACCCCCGCCACCACCGAGACCTTTTTGGTCGACGTGGAATTCAAACTGAGGTTGACCAATCCGGCCATCACTTCTTGGGCTTGAGACAACTGGAATCATCCCATTCGTGACCCGGTTGCACAAATAACGGATGATGATGATGACGATGATGATTGTCCTTCTGATGATGAGTATCAAGAAACCATCACTTCACCCCCGCTGGAAAATTTGCCCCTCGACGATGAAGAATCTTTGTTCCCCGCTCCTTCTGTTCTGCACGGCCTTCGTTCGGCCGATGACGATATTGCTGAGACTGTTCAACGTCTGTTCATGACGCGACCCTTCTTAACTCGCTCACCGGAAAGATTTGAGATTAGTACTGATCTCACTTCTGATCCTTTTTACGTCGCGATCTATCACCGCAGAATGGGCAGTCCTCCTCGCATGTATGTCCATGTTCATGAAGATCTCACTTCCACCCTTCATTGGGCCAATTCTGATTCCGTTCCTGAATCAGAAATTGAATGGGAGTCTTCTCGCATGTTCGACATCCCCGGTCTTCTCCAATGTTTTGAAATTCGTGAGCCTGTCGCCGATCGAAGATACTATTTCCAATTAAGGTATTTCGATTCGGACAAGTACTATTGGCTCCGAGATCAGTTGCGAGCTTCCTTATAAAAGTCATGC